GAACACAGACAAACGACACATCGACATCAGTCATATCGTCAACAGAATTATTATAGAGAAATGGATCAATCAACTGGATCTTATTCTTTTTAGTATTAAAGCCATATTCGCATGCCTTACCGACATAACCATGACCAACGATAGCAATCTTTTTCATATTTTACCTTTCTTTGTACGCACTGTATATAGCGCAATCAAAATTTCTAATCTTCATCAAAAAGTGTAGCAACAGGTTGTAGTTCTTTATCGACGTGCATACCCTTATCTCTGCGCAGTTTTATTTTAGCATCAGTGAGACGCCGAGCATCATCACATTTAATGCAATGACCAAATGGTTTTGGGGTTTTTCCAGTAAGGTTGAAATAAAAATCCGATGTGGGTTTATGCTCTCCACATTTGCTGCAACGTTTTCCTTCTACAGTAGATTTACCAAAAAGATTATTAACTAATTTAGGTTTTGTAAATCTGTTTGCAACAGGAGTGTCGCCACGAGTTTTATTAGACATGATTTAAACTTTCTGCGTACAGAACATAAGGTTAATACCCTCAGCTTCTGCTTCTGCTGTTAAGTGAGTTTCTACCTGATGATTACGAGGTAGATCAATAGATACAGTGCCATTAGTTACTGGGCAAAAGTATTCTGAGTGTACACGTGATACTGAGATACCATAAACATCAACACGAGTTTCATATGTAAAGTCTTCTTTTAGATGAGTGATGATCTTACGATTGGTTGCTTCGCCTTTAGGATCGACACCATATGTACCGATACGTCCAGCCCAACCATTTGTTGATCCAGCTTTACCAATCTTGACCAAGCTGTCGTTAACATACATACCATATACAATATCACCCATTGCTTTATAGTCACGTGTTTCCATACCATCAGCTTTAGTAAAAACCAATTTCTCAAATGTGCGAGAAGGTTTATCGTTACTGATGTTTGTGGTGTGCTCAGCAATTGTAAAGTAACCAAGGTAAGTACCAGCTTTTTTAATTGCAATCTCAATAGAAGGCTTTCTCATAATATAAATCTCCAAGTGTTGTAAACATTATAGCATAAAGAGAGGGCTTTGTAAACCCTCTCAGTTGAATTATATAAATTCTGCTAATTTCATTGAGAAAGGAATCTTAGTTTCTAACCAAGCAATTGCTTGAGTAGGAGTATCGAATTCCTTTTCATCAGATGTGAAGCCATCTTTAACTTCGATTAACCAATCTCCGTTAACACAACCATTAGGCTTAGCCTTAACATTCTTAAAACCAAATTCTGCAACAGCATCTTCATATGATAGACCTGTTTGCTTCCACTTAGGATCTTCATAAGAAGCAACCCAACCAATACATGCTACTTGCTCTAAGTAACAAGGTACAGATGAGTTAGTAGCTTTATAGAAGTTTTCGATTTTAGTAGTTGAAAATTCCATGTTTGATGAAAATACGTTTGATTTTGACATAATATAATTCCTTAGTTATTGTTTCTATAACTCTTATACTACAAACAAACACAGATGTAAAGTGTTTTCTTTACTTTTTTTAACTTTTTTTGTATTTAATGCGATATTGTAACATATTTGTTACACTATTATTAATATTATTATTTGTAGTAATACCAGTAAGCACTGGAATATACTTACACATATAACCAGAACCTTTACCGAATATTCTAATTTTTTATGACGAGTTATACCATTTAGATATGTTTGATACGCCCAAGTTATGGATATCGTACAAAGAGCCAATAAAATTGTAAGCCAAACTATTGTTTGCATGATCGAGACCTACGAACCTTTCTCATTTTTGAATACAATCTTTCGGTCTTCTCTTCAATGACAGTCTTTAATTTTTTACGACGGATACGTGCTTTTTGAGATTTAGCAATTCTTTGTGCTTTCATTATAGTGTTCCATTTCTGTAAATATACTCAAGTGCCCTATCGGCTTCAGTCTCCAATGGGCGGTTCTCATACCAGTTACCATTCTCTACATCAAACTGTTTACATAATTCAGCAATCTGTGCTGATGATATAGGATAGCCTCTGTATGTTGCGTTGCCTGCTACCTTAACCATAATAGCATACATCTTAGAATACCAACCAGTGTCTGATATGGTTAGATATTCACCAGCCAAATCTTTTGGCCAGAACGGACAGTCACGATAACCAGACCATTTATAATCGTGATTGTTTAATTTATTCTTTTTATATAATAAGACTTGTTCTTTTAACTCGTCTGGCAATCTATCTAAAAAGGAAGTGGAATGTTGCCTATCGTCATAGGGATGGGCAGCCATAAGGGCATCCACATCAAGGCAATCGCCAGTATTACTAAAGAAAAAGTTGTTAGCACCAGCATAATCTGCAGGGATATAATACATCCTTGATAGGTCTTTAGTCTGCGAATCTCCAATTTCACCAAGCTCTTTGTTAAGGGCGTGCCAGAAACCTCTGATATTTTCTGCGACAATCTTTCTGCCAAGGTCAAAGACAAGTCTGAACTTCGGTAAATCGTCCGTGCTGCTAGCAGTGCTATAACAAACAAAATTATACTTACCAAAACGAGAACGTAATACATTTTCTAAATTCCCCTCGAAGACATAATCATCAACATCAACAGCAGCCCAATTTGCCCAATGTAATACATTTTTGTTGGCTCTTGTAGTACCATCCGTATATACAGCCGGTGAAATAAGCTCAGCATCTTTCTTACCTTTCTTAGGTGCTTGGGATAACTTGAACAAAAAATCCTTGAACTGATCCCAGGTTTGAATTTCAATTTGACGATGTGTCTTGTTGTCAAACTGGCTTTTAAATATCGTCAGTTGATACATTTGCTTTCTCCGTAGTGTCTTCATCCATCCAACGCAATAGGGTGGCATCATTCTCGCCACGAGCTGGATAATAGACACCACGGGATCGAATAGAAATACTAGGCTGATCCATCAGTTGACGAAATTTAATAAAGTCTTGCTCTGTTCTAAATGCAATGTTCATAGAACCATAGATGTCTAGGTCCGGTTGGTCAAACGCTGGCATGTCTTCCCAGTGTTGTACGTTCCATTCTTCTTCTGTACCATCTAGTACAAATAAACTTGATGCTGTTGATTTAGCCATAATATCTATCCTCTGTATTTCCAAATGTTTCTTTATGCTTGATATGTTGATCTTTAGTGAGTCTGACCATTTGCATACCCATCTCGTTGACTCCAGCTTTCTTTTCATAGTCATCTCTGAATATAAGTTTATTCTTAGAAAAACCAGAATAATCTACATGATGATGCCAACGATTGTAGCGCCAAACAACTTCTGTAATATCCGGATGTTGTTCTTTAAGTGCTTCTGCAAAGGTACGGCGATTATCACCATCAATATAAACATTGTCTGTATTGCCGCCACCCATAACTAGGGTAGTCATCTTACCACAAACAAATGCATTAAAAAGAATAGAGCAATGATCATCTTTTAGAATACGCAGACTTAAATCTGTGTCTTCATTATATTTACCACGCCATCGGTGCGGTAGATCATTACGCAGTAGAATACAAGAATAAACCCTAGTATTAAGTGTATAAGGTCTTTTCTTTTGAGATGCTGGTACAAAGTATTGATAATTCATACCAGACATTGCAACATTAGTAAAGCGATCAGTAAACTCTTCGCAAGCACGGATCACATTACCATTAGTTACAATAGTTTTCTTATTCTGGTGTACACGATAGAAGTGACGAATGTTATCATCCATAATCCAGTGACGTTTAGCACCAGTTGAGATAGCATGCTGCCATACAAAATTTCTTGCTGGTATACTACCACCAACTCGCCCTGCAGCATCACCAAGAGCTAGTTCAGGATCCTCTCGGAATCCATCAGGTAATGTAAGAATTTTGCTAGGGTGTATGTTTTCTGCATAAGCATCATACTCATCTTTTTCGATAACAATATGATACGGCACATTTAATTCGTCCAATGTCTTAGAGGTAAGGCGAGAGTCTGCCCTACCTTTAGAGATAATATAGATTGGATATTTTGGTTGATTGTAGTTAGTCATGTGTACTCCATAATATATAAAACCATTATAACATATTTAGCGCCTATTGTAAATCACTTTCTTTCACAAAAACGCCATCAATCATCTTTCCTTTACGATCTTTGATATCATCATATGCTACTTGTAGGCATTCCTGCATAGACAAGTCATTACGAGCCATAATATTAATTAGAACCACCATCATATCACCAATATCATCACGAATATCCTTACCCTTACAGATGCTATCTGATAGTTCACCAGCCTCTTGTATAAGTTTAAGGTACTGATCTTTATCAGTAGAACCCTCAATTAGGTTGCGGTCGTGATGCCATTGCTCAATTAATTCGACAAGATTTTCCAAGTGTGTCTCCAATCATCTACTTGATTTACATTTTTAAATTCTAGTGCTGCAGCAAGATCATAATCATTGCCACCTTCCATAGTCTTATCACCAAAGAATGTGATAGGACCTTTTAACCATTTAAGGATCTGTGCTTTACCTTTACCCACTGGAGTGATGTCAAGACCAGTTTCTCCAGCTACAGTAGCTCGCACTTCCTTACCAAACTTCTTATTAAACTCCGTTGCAATATTAGAGCGCTCTTCAAACATTTCATCAAACCAAATATAATCTTGTCTTTGATATGGACCAGCATTTCTACCTACAACACTGAAGTTGCATAATCCAGGTCTATGATCAAAGTGCTGCCCTGTTCTTATTCCGTATTGAGATGAATGCAACTTATCTAATAGAAAGATATTTTGTTCATGAGATAACATCCATTCGTCTTTATGAATTTCTCTATTCTGTTCAAAGATATGATTACCCGAACATTGGAATACTTTCATACAAGAGTCATAAACACTTGCAGGTACTTGTTCCTTAGTTTTTACACGATCACTACCAGTCACCAGATAGCAAGCATTGTGAGTTGTAAAGTGTTCCATCCAATTTGCAAACTCCTTATCCATTTCTCCACGGCTAGGCGTTAGAGTTCCGTCAACATCAAATACATAGTTCATACAAAAAAGTCCTCCAAAGTCATTTGATCCTCTGCTGACCAACCAATAGCTTCCAGAATTGGTGTAATTGGGTCGATAAATGTTTTCTGAAATTGTTTATCATAGTCAACATATTTATGCAGGGTTGTCTCTTCAGGTAGATAATCAGGGAATGCAATTACATTCTCTTTAATAGGGTTAGGCAATTTTAGATAACAGAATTTAATCTTTTCTCCATTCTGAACTAAGCCATATCTTTTATCAAGAGATAATCCTTTAATCGTATGATTATATAGCAAGCAACCACGAACATGAATTGGTGTACCTTTTTTGTATATCTTCTGATTGTCATGCCAGTTAGTAATATTAGACACACCACGTGGAAAGGATACTTGCTCAACTGGTAAAGTTTTAAAGTGATTGCGGAAGTCTTCGATATACTTCTGCACCTTACGTTCGTCACCATCAATAATAATATAGAATATTTCTTTAAACTTATCTCTTACAACCATAGGAGTGGATGACTTAATAGCCTCAATACCCATGATCTTGAGTTTAGGCTCGTCATACTGCACACCCTCTGAGTTATGTACGTTTAAGATGTATCTTTTCTTAGCAGTCCATATACCACGATCAGCAATTACTTCTCGCTCCATTACCATACGATTAGTAAAGCAATTCATCTTAGTGAACAAATCAGCATACGATTTCTCTAGGACAGACTCGAAGTGTTGTGAACATATCTTATCCAGAGCCTTAACGGGATCTGTTGGTTTAAGTTGGTCTACAATTGGTGCCATATTAATATAAAGTGAATCTGTATCGATTGCAATCACATAATCTTTATCATCAGATTTAAGTATCTTGTTCATCTCTTGGTTGATTGCTTTCTCAGCCCACAAGATAGACAACTGGCCAGATAGTGTGATACCCTCAGCCATTCTCATATCAAAGTATCTAAAGTGTTTATTGCCTAATGCACCATAAAGAGAATTGAGTAGGATCTTGACAGACATCTGTCTATTCTCAAGTTGGTTAATCTTTTTCTCAAGCTCATAAGTAGGTGCCTTTTCATAGGCTTGCTTTGTCTTGAGCATTTCTTTCTTAACAGCCTTACGCTCATTACCATAGTCAATAATAATCTTAGGCAATACACCTTGTTTAGACTTGGAGAACCTAGCACCGTTGGCGGCTACACAATGTTCATCATCAGTAGCTGGTCCATGTAGATAATGTTCGACACCCTGAGTTGTTAAACCTGGCATAAGTGTCTCTGGTGACATATTATATTGGACAATAAGATTTGGATATAGTGAGTTTAAGTCAAAAGAAACCACCCACTCGTGGAAACCAATATCTGGATCTTTAACATAACCACCAGGATAAGGTTGTTTAATATTCTGGTTAGATGGCGGAATGATAATGTTGCTCTGAGCCAACTCTCGACAGATGATTGAATCCCATATCGCAGTAGTACCAAAGGTATCTGATAAGTTAACACCACCTTTATATTGCATAGTCATACAGAGTTCGATCAAACCCATCTTATCATCGATACGTTGTACTAGCTGAACATCTTTAATATTATAGTCAATAAACTTCTGGTGATCACGTTCGTACAAAGTAAATAGATTACCAAATTCTTCATATGATAATTTCTTCTCGCCGAGTACCGTATTTGCAACATGATCTAGTGTATACTTTTCTTGTGTGCCATATGCATAACCAAACTTCTTAAACAATTCAATATAATCAGCTTGCTGGATACCAACAATTTCAAAGCCTTGCTGAGGTCTACCCATGACGGTGACATTTCTCTCGTTCACTAAATTCCATGGGCTTAGTCTTTTTACTGCCTCGGCACTACCTACTCTCGCAATGCGATTCACCAGATACGGAACGTCAAAGAAACGTATATTCCAACCAGTAATAATGTCTGGACAATTCTTATGCCAATAGCCTAGAAACTTAGCCAGTAACTCTTCCTCTGACGAACAGCGGTGGTATTGGATAAGATCATCACCCATATCAAGTTCAGTTTTCTCAAAGTCGTACTCATCAAGACCCCACACTTGGTAGACACCAGATAGACTTGACTTGAGAGCAATAGAGATTACAGGATATGCAGCTTCCTCTGGGCGAGGGAAGCCTTCATCAGAAGCAACCTCAATATCAAAGTTAACCACATTAACGTGGCTAGGATTAAACTTGATGTTGTCTGGAAATCTTTCTTCTATGAATTGTTGTACATAGTTAGTATTACCATAGATTTTAAATCCTGGCACTTCTTTGTACATATCAATAAATTCTTTTGCCTCTGACATCTTGCCAAACTTCATGGCTTTAAGAGGCGATCCATCAAGACCAGTATATTTTGTACCAGCTTCTTTAGAAGGCAAATATAATGTTGGTTCGTATTTAATACGTTTACTTATTGCATGACCAGTGTCATTATATCCACGATAAAGTAAAGAGTTGCCGTAGCGATTAACAGAAGTGTAGAATGACAATGAATATCTCCATAATATATGTTAGTATTATATACCAAAAAAGGAGGTCTGTAAACCCCCTTTTTCAAATTTTTATGTGTTTTCACAAGTCTTCGTTGTCAGTCAACATTAGATACTTTGCTTCATCATAGTAACCCATTCTATGAAGCTCAGCTGCTGCCTTTGCTTTTCCTACGGATAGGAAGAAATTGTTAAATCCACTAAAGAGTCCACCAACTGGTGCAAATGCAAATTTCATTACTGATTCAGTCATTAGAAACGTCTCCTTATATCGTCATGCTTATGATGAGCGACACTCCAGATGTCTCCACGACATAGACCAATATCAGTTAAGTCTGCATCAGATAGTTTATTCAACTCTCTAATAGTCGCCTTAGCTTCTGAAATTTCCTTGCGTGTTGATTTTATGTCTTTAAATAAATCTAACAGAGCGTTAATTGCGTTCTGTAAGAAGTTGGCTTGTAGTATTATTAGTTGGTTCATTTTGTGATTCCTCGTTTTGACCAATATTGATTTTACGAGGACGCTGATCTTCTGGAATGACATATTTCAGTTCAACTGCTAGAATGCCATCTTGAATATCTGCTCCGTGAACTTCTACGTTCTCAGACAGTCGAAAGGTTCGCTTAAACTTCTTAGTGGAAATTCCACGGTGAATGTAATCACGACCTTGCTTTTTATGCTCACCTGTTACAGTAAGCGTTCGCTGGTGATATTCGACTTCAATACCTTCTTTACTAAATCCAGCAACAGCAATCTCAATGAGGTAATCTTCCTCACTGGTTTTGATGATATTATGTGGGGGATAGTGATCTTGTGCATGCTTTGTTGTCCATTCTAATTCGTTGAATAGATGGTCAAAGCCCACAAAGGCGGAAGAGGGGAATAGTGTTTTCATGCCTGTCATATTTTTTCTCCTTTTAACAGCAAGAATGGTTCATAGCCCTTTACGGCGCTACAATAGTATTTATAAACTACAGCTATTCATTTTCAGAATAGCAGCTAGTCTATTTGTTTCCGATATTATATTTCGGACATAGTTCCCATTTATCTTTATCTTTAAATGGGATAATTTTAATCTGTCTGAGAGGTGCAACTGGTTTTGGATTTTGTTCGCCTTGTATACTTACAAGACCCCAATCCGACATAAGTGTCGCAATTGTATTTCTTCTACCAATATCATTCTCTTCCAGATTACTCTTTTTGCCATCAAGCAAAAATAGTTCTTTAAAGTGCACTATAAAATATCTACCTTGTTTATGTAGAATATGGCACGATTGGAATAATTTGTTATCTTTACGACTAGCAACACCAATACGTGTTAATGTTTCTCTAATCTTTAAAAAGTCATCTGGCTCGTTGAGGACAATCTCAAGCATATCACTTGGAGTCCACTCAACTATATTATTTTCTTTTTCCACCTTTACTCACCTTTGTTTTTATAATTTTTATTTGTTCAGGTGATAATAGTGTCAAAGCTTGCCTAGCTTTCTCATTGCTATATTCATAGTATTCTTTGACAGCATCAATATCACTTTCAGGTTGAGCCTTAGCCCATTTAGAGAAGCGTTTCCGCTTTCTAGTGATATTTATAAGAAAGTCAAATTGTAGACGATTGTCTAGGTGGTGATACCTATTCATCTCATTAGCAAAAGCAACTGTATCTGGAAAGTAAGATAAGCCACGATTGACCATAAATGGTGCATAACCTTTCTCAGCTTGATCATCCATCATGATGTCTTGCTTAGTAAAGTTAATAGAGTTTAGATAATCAAAAGGGCTAACGGACATCTTCAATACCTCCGTCCATACCTGGCCACATTACGCGCTCCATTCTTTCCAAAAGAACTGCTTCAGTCACATCTGTTGATGCACCTTTTTGCACATCAGTATCTCTATAATACAACTGAGGGTAAGTTTTATGACCATCTGGTAAAGGATGGTTGTTTAGTATTACATATTCTATATTCCACATATCAAGTTTTTCTTGTAGCATGTGGCAATATACACATCTATCTTTAGTAAATAAAGTCAATCTATCCATAATCTATCCTAACGCTAATGCTAGTGTCTGTAGTCTCATCACATCCATAACAATATCATGCTGTGGATCATGTGCAACAAACACAGATTCCAAACCTTCTGGTATAAATCCATTTCTTAGATCAATACCCCAAGACATACCTTCGATCATTGATCTAGTATCACGAACAACCCAATGTGGCCAAGGTACGATTTGCTTACACTGTTCGGCAATATAATCTATAATAATAGGATCAAATGTATTACCACGAGTATAAACTTTATCTAACTTTTTCTTTGTATGGGTGTTGATAAATGGTATTGCTTGGTCAATATCTACATCAAGCTCAGTTGGCTTTAGTTGCCTTTGAGCATCTTTAGATTGTTCTCCCCACCATTTTAACGTATCCTGATTGATTTGTCTACCATATTTTTTAACTTGACTTTCAACATCAAATTTAATATATCGTGAACTTTCTAACAATTCAGTATAAGAATATTGCTCTTTAGGATTAAATCTGCTTTCTTCAAACTCAAGTACAGCCATTGAAAGCAGTACACCATTTACTCTATCTACAGATAAGGTTTCAAAGTCAAAGATTATAGCCATTATACAAACTCCACATTAGCCATGATCTCAGTCATACAAGCAACTACATTTAGTTCATGATCTGCAACAAAGGCATTCTTATATTGATAGTCGGCTAATATAAGAACAAGTTGTGGTATAGATTGTGGTTGAACTAATCCATTCATACCATCATATACACCACGGAAGATTGAAGATGCATCAACATCAATATTATTAACTACCCAAGACCGCATCTTTTTGAAGTCTTTATCTTTAAGGAGTTTAATTAGATTAACATACTGATCGCCAGTAGAAACCATCCTAGTGCCAGGAATAAGAATGCCGCTAATTGAAAACCTTTGTAGTTCGTTGAGAATACGGCGCCAATCAGGGGCATGAGCCAAGATAATTTCAGCAAGTTTAGGTTCTTCATATTCAATCCCTTCTGTTTCTAATACAAACTTAGCCCGTGCCATAAACTGTGCGGCAAGACCAGCCATATCTTTCTTAGATGTATTAAATTCATATACACCACAACGAGAATGCAGTGGCTCAATGATACGATTTTTAAAGTTACAAGTTAAGATAAACCTACAATTGTTTGCAAATTCTTCTATAAAGCCACGTAGGGCTGGTTGTGTACTTTGTGGATTAAGATAATCAGCCTCGTCAAGAATAACTACTTTATAGCCACCTTGCAGAGATACTGTAGAAGCAAACTGTTTAATCTTACCACGTAGTGTGTCAATGTTACCTTCTTCGGATCCATTGATCATAATATAGTCAAGCTCTAGTTCATTACATAGAGCCTTAGCAACAGTTGTCTTACCTAGACCAGCAGTACCGCATAACAACATGTTAGGTAAATCACCAGTATTCACCAATTGCTGAAATGTTTCTTTTAGGTCTTTTGGTAAGACACTGTCACTAATTTTTTGTGGCCGATATTTTTCGGTCCATAGGAAGTCAGTCATTTACAATCTCCATATTCAAGAATTTCATTATATAATATTTTGGACAAATTGTAAAGTTTATTATGACTTATTGGCCTCATATGCTTCAGATGTAGAGATAGCTTGAATACACTGGTCTCTGAGGGTGCCGATTGTGGATAATTCTTCACCACGAAAGCCACCACGTTGTACGACTGCATCAATTACAGCAACCGTGCTACGACTAATCTGTGCCATTAAAGCATAGCTTGCATCGTGTTCATTATTTTCTTTTTTAGACATCAATTAAACTCCGTATGTAGATGTTTTTTCAAAGGCGATCCAATAAGAAATACCATATTCCGTATTAGTCCATTTAGAGATAAGTTTAGAGGAGATTTCAACATTATAATCTCCAGCAATTACCTTTAGATTTGAGATATTTAGAATAAAGTTAAAATCTACTCCATCATCAAATTCTCCAGCAACGTCAATAGAATAAGCATTAGATGTTTTATTCTTACTATCAACAACAGAGATACTTAGTACACCATCTTTGCCGGTGATTGATACCTCATTGTGACCTAGTGCTGTTGAAGCACGTTTAATTCTACCAAGTGTATCTGCATCTAGTGTAAAAGATACGTCTGCATTTGGCATATTTACATTCTTGCCTGGCTTTGTTAGCATGTCAGGATCAGAGAAGAAATATTTTACTTTACTGCGACCAGAGGAATCTCCGACAGTCACATAGTCTTGTTGAAATACTAGGTTAGGTGTATCCACCAAACTTAGAACCCCAAGGAATTCATTTAGATCATAGATACCAAATGATTGTGGAAAATCTTCCACGATAGAAGCGGTAGACATAACATTCTTTGCCTCCGAGATAGTTTTAACAGTATTGCCTTTTTCTATCACAATGTTGGAATTGATACCAGCAAAGTTTTTAAGAATAGAAAGAGTGTTTTCAGATAATTCCATAATATACTCCAGTTGAATTAATATGACCATTATATACCATATTGGTCAAGTTGTAAACCATTTTATTTAATTTTACTAAAGTTTTTTTCTTTAGTAAATTCAATCTTGCCTTCAAACTTATCATCTAAAATTTCTCCTTTATGTGATATAACAAAGACATTAGCATCATCACCAAGCGAGTAGATGATTTTCATTAAGTTACCAACACCTTCATGATCCAATGAACTGTCAAAGGTCTCATCAAGTATTAGTAAATTGGTTGCCACCGAGTTCTTCATCTTAGCAATTTGTCGCCAAGTAAAGAGTAGTGCCAAGTCAATACGTTGCTTCTCACCCTCAGAGAACGAGTCGTATGAGAAGTTGTCACGATGTCTTGAGCGGATAGTCTCTTGGAAACTCTCATCAAGATTAAAGTGGACAAAAAAGTCTAGGATTTGTAGGTACTGATTAGTAAGTTTATTAATGACTGGCAAGTATTCTTTGACAATCTTAGTTTTAATACCAGTATCTTTTAGCATCTCTGCCATAGCCAAGTTGTAAGATAGTTCTTCATTCTTGACAAGTTTAGTCTCAGTTAGATCATTACGGCTTTCTACAAGTGTCTCCAGTGATTTCTTTTCTACACTTAGATCACCATCAGTACCTTGTATCTTTTGGATAGCTTCGTTAGAGGCTGTAATGACACCTTGCAGCCTAGTAATTTCTCTATTATTACCACTAATAGTTGTAGTACGATCTCTAATCTCGTCCGTGATAGTATTAAACTTTGTAATATCTTGCTCAACCTTAGTAGATTGATCAGAGACATCGTTTAAGGCATTCTGTAGTTCTGTTGCTTTTTCTTTACCTACAGATAGCTTTTCTGATCTAAGGTCTTCACTAATAGTTTGTGAGCATGTTGGACAGTCAGCATTCTCTTCATAGAATTTTGTTTCTTTAACAAGTACCTTAATCTTTTGATTAAACTCTGCCTTAAACTGTAATAGACTTTGTTTCTTATCATTACTTGCTTTAAGATTTTCTTTAAGACCATTTTGTCTTTCATCAATCTCATTTGATAATAAGGTATTTTCTTCTTGATACTTTTCTATATCTGCAAGTGCTGCTTCTATTTCTATTACTCTAAGATCAACTTGATCATTACTTAGATTTTCTACATCACGTATATACTTACGTTGTATATCAATCTTTTCTTTTGTAAGCTCAATATCATATACAACATTCTTAATCAAGTCTTTAAGTGATGATGACTTTTCTTTTACAAGTGAATTCATCTTACTAAAGATATTAATATCCAGAAGATCCTCGATCACATCTCGCCTGTGTTGTGATGCAAGCTGCATGAAGGGAATGAAGGATGATGAGCCTAGTACCACAATCTGATGAAATGATTTATGATTCAACTTAATGATATTCTGCTCGAGGATCTTCTGGTACTCTTTGGAATGAGATGCTTGATTAATCATAACACCATCTTTCCAAATTTCAAAGATGTTAGGTTTAATGCCTCGTACAACTTTAAAGTGTGCTTTACCAATAGTGAATACAACTTCAACAACACTATCTTTCTTATTGATAGAGTTTACTAATTGGCTTTTATTAATATTTCGGTGTGGTTTGCCAAATAAAGCAAATGATAGTGCATCAAGCATACTTGATTTACCAGCACCGTTATGACCAATAACCAGAGTTGATTTTGTCTTTGTATAGTCAATATCAACCCACTTGTTACCAGTCGATAAGAAGTTTTTATATTTTAATGTTCGGAATATGATCATGCAATCTCTGATGCCTGTGCTTCTGTTAACAAGTCACGCATCTTACCTTTCAGTCTATCTTTATCCAGTTCAGTATCAACACCATCAACATAACTATCAAGCAATTGTGTGGTATCTTCCACAGAGATTGCTTCATCATCAACAGCATCACCAAGAAACTCATTAAAGTTTTCTGCAATCTTTAATTCGTGAATTGGCCTATTCTGTATTCTATCAACAAACCGGTCAAAAGTAAATAGGTCTTCCTTATTAATTACAACTATTTTAACAAATTTATTTTCTACTTGAGTTAGATCATAATCCATGTAGTCACGTTTAGAGTCATCATATACAATCTTATGATATAAACCATGTGGATTACGAATAGGTTCTACTATTCTTGTTTCCGTATCGAGTATATGAAAATACTTAGGGTCGTGAGCATCACTCCAATTCATCTCTATTTGAGAACCAAGGTAGTGAATATTATCTTGATTAGATTTAGTATGAAAATGTCCAGACATAACCATTTCAAATCTACTGAAAAGATTACGATCAAGACCATGATCACATTTAATACCTTTCATCATCTCATAACCAATGATATCAAAGTGTCCACCAATAAAGTCTGCTTTACAGTTGGCAAGAAAGTCAAGTGATTGTTTCTCATTCTCTGCGCAGATCCATGGCACAAGACCCATCTTGAGAGAACCATATTCCATAACCTTAGGCTTGCTAATGATGTTTACTTCATTCATATAATGTCCTAGCAACTCTTTCAAGCTGTTTAGTTCATTAGTATTCTTATAGAAAGTGTCGTGGTTACCACAGATAATATCCATAGTAATGCCATAATCTCTTAACGGTTTAAGAAAGTGTTGACGATTACGGTTAAGAGCACGGAAGTTGATAAACTTCCGGTTATCGTAATAATCACCAAGATGCACGATATGCTGAATACCATGTTCCAAAAGATAAGGAAAAAATACATCGCTGTAAAATTTCTCCGCATTATCGAGAAATATGTCAGAGCTATTGCGGATACCACAATGAGTGTCATTTATGATTGCTACCTTCATTCAATAAATCCACTCAAATCTGAGTCTACTTTGACCTCTCGCTTCTTGCGCTTTTCTTTTTTAACCAACTCCTTGACAGCTATGTCAGTATCTTTAACTTTATCAATACGATCCTTTAGCTGGTCCACAAAGTTAGAAGCTACGATATGCTGAAACTCTCCAACATCACCAACATTCATAAAGGCTTCTACGCCACTATTGGTTAGATACTTAAATTTAATATCTTGTTGCTTTTTCTCTTTAGCAATGCGTCTTAGAAACGCATACCAACTAATCTGTGTAAAGTAAGCAAATGCATTAGGCTTACCTGTACGAGTAGCTGCCTCAAGGTTATAGTTCTCAATAGCTTTCAGACAATTCTCAACCGCATCCATTACCATTTCTTCGCGATATGTATAGCGAATAAAGTTTGACTTGTGAGACAAGCCTTCAGCGATCTTTAGAAAACACTGAGCAATATAGTCTGGTACAATAGGTAGGTTAATTTCGTCTGCTTTTGCTTTTTGAACAACAGTAACATATTCAACTACTGCAGCAGAGAAGTCTGCATTATTAACATAGTGAATGGATTTTCTTTTTGTTCTTGCCATGATATAGTCCTTTCAATATTTCCATTATACTACATTTTAAAAAGGTTGTAAACAAGAAAATAATTAAAAATAATTCATTTTGGGGGTTTACAGATTGACGGATCTGTGTTATAATAAGCTAACAGCTTTTAGGGGTAGATGGTATACAACTAGTGCATTTTATCCTTTGGGAATTTTAAGACTTTTCCTAATACTTCATCGATACTATCCTCTGGTTCTAAATCAATAGGTCCTTCAGTTGGCTCGTCTAATTGGTTTGCATTAAGAAAAAAGTCTACAGTCTCTTGCCAATTAGCTTCTGTCTCCATAGCTGGTTTGGCATCAGCAACAATATGATTAGCACTAAGAGTTTGAAAGAAATCATTCTGTACTTGTTGCAACATCCAAGGCCTCATAGTGCACATTCTGTAGGAATCTTTAACTATATATTGTATTTCTACAGCGTGTCTAACGACAATCAAATCAGTTTCTTCATCATTCCATTCAAGGATTTCACATATGATTTCTTCTCCAGTGGTTAGTTTAAACTGTCTTAAATAAGGTTCGCTCATGTTTTTAACTCGATTTCGTAAATTTTATAGTTAAAGGATTCTTTTGCATATATCTTAATGCGTTCGGCACTGTGTACTAAAGTGTAATTCTTTCTTGCTTTCCAGTGTAGATCATCGGCAATATCATATAATGTGGTTGTTCTACCATCATCTGATTGTCTAAGCCCTCTGCCGATAGATTGCAACACTTTAATTTGGGATTTACTAGGAGAAGCAAAAACAATATTATGAAGATTACGAATATTGATACCGGTACTAAAGGTACCCAAGCTCGCAACAATAATAGAATTTTTCTGTTTCTCAACAATTTTTCTTATAGCCTCTCTATCTGAAGTTTCTGTCTCACCACTTACAAAGAATACTTTTCTTCTTTCGTGTGCGGCATTTCTAATTAAATCAAATAATACTTTACCATGCTTATCAACTAACTGAAATAAAACTAATGTATTACCTTCTTGATCTATTGCTAAATTCTTAATTAAATTATTTCTTGCATCATTAGTTACAATATAATCTATTTCATCATGGTATTGCTTTTTACCAAATGCTTTTCGTACTTCATCTGGATATTTTAAAAGCATCACCTTAATATCTAAAGCTGCAAGGGTCTCATCATCTTGTAACTTTTTTGTGGTGGTTACATTATATATCTTACCAAAAAGACCTTCTAATACAAGCTTGTGTGTTTGAGTACCATCTAAGGTACCAGTGGTGCCAAATCTATATGTTGCTTCCCTTGACTTATTCATAATTCCAGTCAGAGATTTAGACTTGAATCCATGAACCTCGTCTCCAAAGACTGTACCGAACTGCTCAAACCAAGCACCAGGCAATTTATAGACAGATTGCCATGTAGAGATAAACACACGTTGGCTCATATTCATCTTAGGTTTACCAGAATAAATTCTATGGCATTCAGTTTCAGGATTCCAACTATCGTCATACGCAGAGTAATCTTCAAAGTCAGCATACATTTGTTGCACTAGACTTGTTGTTGGTACAATAATCAATACCTTTTTCTGAGTTCTTTCTAATAGATACCTCATAAGCAAATAGATGATAAGAGATTTACCAGAACCAGTAGGGCTCAACAAGATAGCACGCTTTCTATGGATACCTTCTAGTACAGCTTCCAACTGATAGTCTCTGGGCTTAATTTTTTTACCACGTGACGATAGATTTAATTCTTCTACAAACTTTACAAACTCATCTATGTCAACATCAATAGTTGAACCAGGAATTCCATAGAATGCATCGTGATCAACTTCTACTGTATACTGTCTAGGTCCTGCAAACTCTTGCAGATACGGAAACAAACCTACTGGCAGTTCACAGCTTTGAGCATTAAATAATCTTACCTTACCATCCCATACCCTATTCTTATATGCAGGCATAAATTTATATCCAGGGACAAAGAAGCTAAAAAAATCAGACAACTCATTTGATATACCCATATCAGTACCAACATGTAGTACCGATTCATTCTTTTTCTTTACATAGATATTATCCACCGGCTTCGAACTGCCTCCATTTAATCATATTACCAACTGTCTGGTGTCTCCAGTTTAGATTGGTTACTATTTCAGTTAGTGTTTCAATAAGGGTTTTATAGTAAGTTAGTTTTTCTTCTGACTTCTGAATATCTATATCTGAATTATAATAATATTCCATCTCACCTTTTAATACTTTAAGCCCATTAAAAGGATCAAACTCCCAGCCTAGTTCGACAATTTCTTCTTGGCTCATCTTACCATTATAGTAAAGCCATTTTTTATGAAGTAAAGATTTTTGTGTGTGTTCAGCTTTCTTCATTTGCAGTTTAGCAATAGAAAGCAATTCTAAGTATTTTGCATGCAACTGTGGTGTGTTGCGGCTAGTCTCATCAAGATTATACTGTTCAATCTGACTATCTTTTTTCCACATCTCCAGAACGGATTCTAGGTTCATAATATATCTCCATCATAATCATAACTATCTATACGATATCAAAGTAAGTAAATGCAAAGCCCATCGGCACATTAATATAAGCAACATCAGTCACATTAGAAGACATTTGTACACCACCGATATTTGTTGGTATACAGTCTCTGTAAATAAATTGTTTAGTAACATTATTATGACTGGATAATAGGGTCAAAGTTATATCAGCAGTGGTAGGCACTTGTAGAGGTCTCTCAGAAGCACCTCGAACCTTATCCTCGACTAATCTCTTTAACCAATTATGCATCTCAATATATGCATTCATATCTTCATCTAAGAGTAAATCAAATGTAACTTCATCATAAACTAGCTTATCACCAGGCATGAATACACTTGCTCTAGGATAACCTACATCTGTCATTGGAACAGACACCGATGGATGCTGTACAGATTGTACAAAGAATTCAAGGTTAGGATAATTAACCCTTTCTATTGTAATCTTATAACCAGTTGGTTGTAAAAAGTTTTGGTTCTTTGTTAGCTCAGCCATAATGCCTCCAATTTATAATAGTATTTATACAAAAAAAAGGGCCGTCCGAAGACAGCCCAGTTTAGGTAGGAGAGGTTAACCCTCTCCTCTTTATGATTTCTTATGTGTCTAAGATATTGTCAACACGGAAGATTCTGTAGTATTGGTTAGTCTTAGCTGTTGCAAGACCATCTGCAGGAGAAGCACCAACGAATGGGTTAGAAGCCATGCCGTAGCGAGTCTTAAAGCCGATTTTTGGTTGGAAGTTGTTTTCACCAACTGCACGCATCATTGTTAATGGTACATATGGACAGTAGAATACACCTGCGTCATATGGGTTAGTACCCTTATAACCTACAGTTACATAGTCTGTTGTTGCATATGGATCAATAAACACTTTTGTGCGCCCGTTAAGAACACCAGCAAACAAGTTGCCTGTATCATCAACATTTAGGTTAGCAGAAATCGCTGGTGTATAGTCCAACATTCCAGCTGCAGCAAGTGCAGTAGCAACATCAGATGAACACATGATTACGTTACCTTTACCTCTACGAGTTTCTTTCGCAATGGTGTTAGCTTCGCGCTCAATCTGTACCATCAAGCCTTTAAACTTCTCAACTGACCAACGGCCGTCTGCATCAGATGTTAGGTCGAATACGCCTTTTACTGTACAGTTGCTTGTTTGAGCACCGTTTTTAGCTTGTGAGTTGATTGTACGGATAACTTCACGGTTAATTTCCGCTAAGATTTCTGTAGACAAGATGTTAGCTAATTCTGATTCAGCATCCAAACCGTGGATTGCTTTCAAGTCTTGAGCTAGTTCTAGTGAGTACTCAGCTTTCAAAGCACGTGACTTAGCTGTCACAGTTGCTTTTTCAATTGAGAAACCCATTTCGTTGAATGCGTTACCAGCTGCATCGCCAAGAGCTTCAGCAGAGTCTGTACCCATACCAGTACCAGTGTGACCAGTTACACGATCAGAATCGATTGTGTGTGGTGAGTTAGGATTGCCTACATCTAAACCAGATGGACCAGCAGCACCGTTTGCACCAGCAACTTGTGTACCAGAGAATGCTGTGTCTGCTTCGTTGAATAGAGCCTCTGTACCACCTTGTGATGTGTACTTTGACTTCATTGCGAAGATTAGTCCTGTTGGACCAGACATTGGTTGAACACCAGCTAAGTCATATGCTACCAAGTTTGGAGCTGCACGACGAACCAATGAGATCAAGATTGGATCCCAGTTATTGATGTTTCCGCCAGTTGAGTTTGTAGGAGCTGCTTCTGTGATCATACGCTCTTCGTTTAGAGCTTTTTCTGTATTCTCGAGCATAACAGCAGTTACTGCACGTTTGTGCTTGTCGCTAATGTTGCCAGCTGACTCTTCGTTCAGTACTGGGTTCCATTTTTCGACTAGATTGTCATAAGATTGCATCTTTTGGATTCCCTTTATTTAGATGTATTTCTGATTGCAGAAAGATATGTTTCCATCATTGCTGACACTTCAACACTAGCTTCGCCAGCATCTTCAGTTTCTTCTGCGATTGTGGATTCTACAGTTTTAGGCTTGAAGTGTGTTTCTTTAATAATAGCAACTTTGTCTGCAAAAGTTTCCTCATTATCGAATTCAATGCCTTCTACCAATTTGGCAAGTTTCTCAACTTGTGTTTCAGCTAGGTCACGAGACGCCTCACGGATAACCGCACTACGTTTCATTGATTCCAACTCGCTTGCTGTTTCCATTGCTTCTTCAGTACGTTCGTTAAGAGCTGCTTCCAGTTCTTGTACTTGTTCAGCAAGATCGTCAACCATGTCAACTTTCTCATCTGGTACTACAATGTAAGACTCCTCGAACACGTCTTTCAACTTGTTCATGAAACCTTCAGCGATTTCTGTACGTAGGCCAGTATGGATTGCAACTTGGTTGTCTTCCATCCATGATTCTACGACATAGTTTAGGTAGCTATCAACTTTTTCAACCAAGTCAGTTTTCAAAGTAGAAACTTCCTCAGCTAATTCAGTTGCATATGTTTCTTCCAGACGATCGATTTCTTCTGAAAGTTTTGTTTTAATAGCCGACTCAAAGATTATTGCTGTTTTCTCTTTGAACTCTTCAGAAAGAGTTGCTTCAGATTCAACCAATGCATCGAGTTCAGTTGTATAATCGAATTGTACTGCAGCCATTGCATCTTCTGCAACAACATTAGTTTCATCCGCTTCTACTTCTTCACCCATCATTTTGCCGTATGATGCAGTCAAAGATGATTTATTCATCTTTTTCATTTTACCATACATAGCATTGATCATTCCAGCTTTTGTCTTTGGAACCGGGGCTTGTGTTTTAATTGCTTTAGCAGCAGCGTCGACTGAATCGACTGACTGTACTTCGGCATTCTTTGGATCATGAGCTTCTTCCATAACGTCCTCGTCATGGAGTTCGGCTTCGATGATCGCGTTTTCTTGATCAGCCATTTTGACTCCTTACATGCTTTTTGTTTTGAGTAACGAGAGGAAATTCTTAAACTCACGTGTCTGTGTCTCATAAAGATCAGCACGTGGAGCCTTCTTAACTTCAGTCTCCATTCTTTCAATTTCTCTTGCTTCAATAATGCCGTTATTCCATACCCAGTCTACACCTTCCATAATTCCATTTACGAAAGCATTCGGTGCGGATGGATCTTGTACGATATCAACCGTATTAAGAATAAAGTCGTCTTTGACAACTTGTGCGCCATTTTGTTGCATGAGGCTACCCATACCACGAGTTGACACTCCTAGTTGAACACCGCCATCAAGTAGACCTTTTACAATCTTTCCCATTGGTGTATCCAATATTTGTGCCTTACCCATCACATTATTTCCCTCAAATTTGAGATCAGTAATAAGATGGGATACCTTATCTAAGTTTACTGTTGGCCCCTCAGGGTGATTTAACTCTCCAACAGATCGCTTAGTTTTTACTTGTTCAGTAACGTATTTGTTTACCGCTGCTTCCATGATTGGTTTAGGGTAAACTCTTCCGTTTCTGTTTTTAGATTCAGCCATTGCAAAAATGCCTTCGATGACATAGTTCTTAGAACCGTCTTCTTTGGCTTCTACGATGCAGTTAACATCTGTTTCAGTATATTCTGTAATCAGCTTCATCTAATTAACCTTTATATTGTTTTACAAATTCAAGCCCAGCTTTTTTAGCTGAACTGAGGTCACGAAAAGTATCAAGTTTTTCACGATCCACATAAACAGAAAACTTACCGCCTTCTTTGTGTACCATTACTTCAATGCCTTTTACTTTAGTATCGAATACGTGAGTACCTTTAGGCATGCCTTTCGACATCTTCTCGCGTAACTGTAAAAAACTTTTCATCACATAACCTTTTGTTACATTTATTTATACAAAGAACTATTTATACTGGATGCCCGTCAATATCAGGCATTTCTTCTTCGTCCTCAGAAGTTTCTACTTCATCAAATTCCATTTCTACTTGTTCTGGTTCGTCACCGTTATAGATTTCTCCAGCAACTTTGATCTTTTCTGCATCTAATGCATCATTCATACGATCAGCCATTAATTCTTTAAAAATAGGATCTGCAGATGCATAATCTTTATCTACTACTGCATCAATCCAATCACCAATACCAGTTGAGGCAACAACTGGATCTACTACTTCTACTTCACTCATGATTTATTCCTCATCATCTTTTACAATTTTAACAGGTGTAGGCTGTGGAGCTTCTTGCTCTTGTGGTTCATCATCTTCATCATCTGTCTCACCACTTGCTTGCTCTTCAGTCATTTCTTTCTTCATCTGTTCGATTTCTTCCTCGTTCAGATTCAATATATTCTTATATACCCACTCTTTAGAATAGAACTCGCCAACATACTGTTGAGTCATATCCAAGGTCTGCAATCTTTCTCTTACAAGTTCTGCATTTCTTAGTTCTGCAAAATGATTATCTGATGCATATTCAACAATAATATTATTGCGCCATGCTTCCCAGTCTTCACTAGTAATAATGCCTTTCAGCATCAATTGCTTCCTAAGAACCTCTAAGAATAATGTAGAGAACCTACGGCGTAGTCTATCAACAAACTTTTGGAATTTAAGTTCATCACGGTTGATCTCAGTTGATCTACCTAATAGCCCTGCAGCTTGCTCTTGCTCTAGTCTTGATACGGGTACGTTTAAAGATTTATATAGCCTCTTTTGGAAGTATATAATATCGTCTATCTGTCCTAAGTTTTCACCACCTGGCAGTGTAGAGATTTCTGTACCTCTTCCGCCTTCACGTCTTGGTAGCCAGAAGTCTTCCAACATAGACATATGTTTACGATCATCTTTTAGTTTACCAGTGTTTGCATCATATACAAGTTTATTACGATACTTGGTCATAATGTTTTTCATATATTCTTCGGCTTTACCTCTTGGTAAGTTACCAACATCAATATAGAAAATACGACGTTCTGGTGCTCTTGACAATCTATAAATCACCAGACTATCTTCCATCATCCTTAACTGGTTGATGGGTTTGATCGCTTTATGAAGATAGGACACAACTTTTTTCCGTTGGTCATCCAACAAACCAGATGTCACATAACTGATCGAATCAGTAGTAAGTTTGACACCACTTGTTTGTTGGCCTGGTTTTTCTTGATAGATGAAGTGTTCATCTACCCTTTCAATGACTTTAGCACCAGTTACTGGATCTTTCTTTGACTTTATTTCTTTCACCTTACGGATCTTAGTTGAGTCAATATGTCTGATCTCTTGTATACCAGCTTTAGTATTTGATTCGTTAACAACTAGGTGGTGATAAATTCTACCATCTACATACCATCTGCGGAAGATGTCATGACCTAGATCATTAAACTTTAACATAGAAAGAATATTTTTAAACTCTTCCTGAATTTCTTTTTTAATTTTATCAGAAGTTTCCACATTATCAAGTACAACCTCGATTGCGGATTTATTATCTTCAATAGTAATAGACTCATTAACAATGTCTTCTACTGCTGCATCCACTTCTGGGTGCATAGCAATACCACGATATTGTTTAACAAGTTCTGAGTTGTCTTTGGATTCGTCGCCATCAAGATTAATATATTGTCCAAAGTGTGAACCAGATGCAGTTACATATCCTGCACCATCATCATCTGTTGGTGGAACGATAGAATCAAGTTTACTCTTTGCGCTAGTTTGTTGTCCAGCACGTCGAATCTCAAATCCAAATAATTTTAGTCCTCGATTATCTGCCATATTTCTTTCGTCCAAATTAGAGTTAGGTGGAGAGTTTCCCCTCCACCCGAGTATTTATATACACTTTAAGAAGTTGTATCTGATTCCCAGTATTGGATTTGGAATTCAACAGTGAATTCTTCAATCTGTCCTGTTGCTTCGTAGTTAAGATCAATTGGTGAAATCGCTGTAGGGAAACAACCTCTAAAGTTATATGTCTTTAGAATAGTTTCGTCACGATCCAATTGGTCTACAACTAGGTCTGCTTGATAGTCTGCTGGGTTAACAAGACCAACGTTAGTTGTATGACCGTTAATTCCGTTCATCCAACGTTCCATTGCATCTCTAACAACAAAGTCTGTGTCGTTAATAATTGTTACAGTCCATGGTTCAAAAGTTCTATCACCTGCAATCTGCAATTGTCTACCTCTAAAAGAGATAGGCAACGGTGCTATATTTGAACCTGGAAGTTGTGCGCCTTTACACATGAAAGACGTTTGTTCGACATCTCCGCCTGCATATGCTGGAAAGTTTACCGTAGCCTTGAAAAGGTTAGGGCGTGCTCCACCACCTGCAATTTTGGCTTTAAAGTCATCTACTCCGAGAATAGCCATTTATTTTTTTCCTTTCCAGTTACTTATACTGTACCAACAACTTCTTCAAACTCAACACCTGATCTAACTGCCACAAAGTTCAATGTGATAAAGTTAATGGATCTTGCTGGTTTAATGAAGATATTTGCTACAAATTCATTTCGGTCGATTACGGCTGATGTGTTATTAGTTTCATTACACACAACTTTAAAGTCTGTAATACCACGTCTACCCTTGATTTCTCTCAAGAATGGCTCTACAATATTAACAAACTCAGCTCTTGTAAATTCGTCATTAAGTTCGAACATTACATTTTTAGCTGCTTCGCCGATAGCTCTTTCAACAGTTAAGAATAGTCTGCGAACATTGATTCTATCAAATGCTGATGGTCTATTCATATGTGTTTTATCACCAAACAATAATACTCCTTGACCAGGGATATTAGCAACTGGGTTAACACTTGCTTTATACAATGTGTCTCGTTGTGCTTTTGTTGGGCTATAAGCCAAGTTGGTTACACCTAAGTAAGCACCACGTCTTGCGCCTGCTGGTGATACCCATGGAGCTGCATTAGCATCTGATGCAGACATAATACCTGCTGTAGATGATGCCGCTGGGATATGAATATACTTATCGTTGTATTTATCATATACCTTTAAGAAGTTAGCATCTGCAATTAAGTATGAAGTTGGTGTAAAAGTATCTGCTGTAGTTTCGATATTAGTTGTAATAGTGGATGCATCTGCAAGCCCTACGACATCTGATCTTGCTGGAGAAGCAACTGCAACACAGTCTTTTCTAGCAATAGCAATAGCTGCAAGATCATTAACAACAGTTGTCTGATCTGTTCTACTACCCATTGATGGTGCAATTAAGAAATCAACTTCTACTGTATCTTGATCTTCATATAGATCAAAGCCTGTTTGAACATTTGCTGCTGTAAGAGCAGCAGAGTTTGTGCCTGTAACCATTTGATACTCTTTGACTGCTGGAGTCGATAGAATAAAGTCATCTGCGTTATCTGCTGTAGTACCTGCACCTTGAGTTGTGAATACTGACTCAAAGCCTGCCATCCAAACATATTGAGAAGCATTGTTAACAACGTCTACTGAATAGTTTGTTGAGCCATCTGATTTTTTAGAGTTAGTAGCCAAAGACACAAATGGGAATGTTTCTAGTACAGCGCCTTTAGCACCAAACTTACCACCTTCGTCAATAACTGCGATGTGAATCTCATCGTTAGATGCACCTACATCTGTTGCAGTGGCTGATGTGCCTGGTTGATTGTCAAAGCTTGACTTATAAGTCCAGCCTGCAAATGATGCAGTGTGAGCAGGACATACGGAAACTTTAATTGAGTTACCCATGTCTCCTGGCCATTTTGCAATGAATGTGTGTCCGTCAGAATCACGAGCTGCAATCTGGGCATCCCAGTCATCTCGGTTCTTAACTACTGGATTGTCTCCAGTTGCTGAAGCATCATGTGCGTTAACAGCGCCATTAACTGTTCTAGTGACAGTTAAATCTGAACTATATCGCAAGTAGTATGCTGCAGAGTGAAAATCTATAGAGTGTGCATCGTCTGGGTTACCGAATGTTGCTGCGAGCTGAGATTCATCGCTGATTCTTTCTCTCGTTTCGACCGGTCCCCAACGATAGTTGCCGACAATTGCACCCATGGTAGATTGAACATTAGGCACTACACCTGATAGATCAACTTCCTTGATAACAATCGCTGGACTTTGGGATGGTGTTCCAATTGCCATTTGTTTTTCCTTTAAGCTAATAATAATTGATCATAATACGACGGGATTTCAATATTAATGTTATTTATAAGTTATTATAAATCTGGATCCCACACTTCACTTATGCCCCAACCTACTCTCATTGGGTCTACTTGAGGTAAGTCTGGTACTCCATCGTCGATAAAACCAAATGGTAACACATCATTTTCTATTTCATTCATTCTTTGTTCAAATAGCATACTCTTTAAATTAATATCAGTCATCTCTGAGAAGTATGTAGAACCAGCAAAGTAACCAAACATGACAAAGTTCATTACTAAGTCATCGTGGTTACCATTAGATGCTTCAAAGGATTGACCTTTTGCTTCGAATGTTGATATTTCTATAATAGTTTGTTCGTCAACAATATCTAGTTTATTGTTTTCAATAATATCTTTGAAAGAAGAACAACCAATTCTTTTTACTTTTCTATCCATACGGACACCAAGACCATTAGCCTTAACCATTGACTCAAGGTGCATATTTTCATACTCTAAGTCATGGTATAATCCATTACACACAACAGATCCTTGATCATTATTCTCAATTACAACATAAGCATTATTGTAGGCTTTAGCAAATTTATAAATAATATCAGGGAAGAGGATAGGAGATATAGTGTTATTGCGATATACAGCAACCTGTTTAAAAGGTCTTTGGCTAATGTCGATCAAATTAAAAGTAGAATAATCTTGTCCTCTTCCTTGTGCAACATCAACGCACATAACATATTCATGCTTTGCTATAGTTTCTTCATAGATTAAACAATCTCCATTCACTCTTATAGGATCTTTTGCTCTTAAAGATAGAAGTGTCTCAGCATTAATTAAGGTATCTCCGGTACCAAAGAATGTATTTCCAAACTCTTGGTCAAACTGTAGTTTAGAAGTGTTGTTTATTGTTTGCTTTTTCCATTTATCATCTCGCCCCGGCACATCCCACCAATCAACTCGCATTGGTTTAAATTCGTTCGTCTTTTGCATTGCGCCTTCCCATATCTTATGGAAGACATTACCAATACCATTTGCTGTAGAAGTAATAATAACTTTAGTTTCTCTACCAGCCGAGATAACCGGATATGTAGATGTAAAGAAGGTAGCATCATTCTCAACAAAAGCAAACTCGTCTAAGAATAAAAGGTTGATAGACATACCACGAATAGATGAGCCACTAGTAGCAGCTGCAATGATTCTACTATTATTAGAAAATTCAAGTGAACCTTTATTAAGTGCTTTAGTGCCTGGCTGTAGAAAGAATGGTAAGTTCTCTAACATAAGTGTAATACGTGCCAACATCTCACGTGCAGTCGCACCTTTGTTAGCTAGGATTGCAACAGTCTTTTCTGAATGGAATAAAGCATACCAAAGAATATATGCTACTGATGAAATAGATTTACCTGATTGTCTACAAGCTAATACAATAGAGAAGCGATTAGTATTAAAGTGATCAAACATTTTTTCTTGATAGGGATAAAGATTAAAGTTAACAAGCCCATCATCTAAAGATATGACTTTACAATATCTCTTTGCAAAGTGAACAGGGTCATCCATACACTTTTTATATTCTAGTATTTCTTCTTGAGTCCAGTTACTGACAATTCCGTCACGTTTTACGTTGACGTTGCCAAGATAACCATCAGTGTTGTTCGTCATCATTTAATCTAGGAGTTATATCAATTACGTTATCTTTTAATTCTGTTGGTTTATTTGCTTGCTGCAACATCTTTTGTAAGTCTGCAGTCGAACCTATAAACATATTATTAGTTGTTTTTGATTCTACTGGTAAAGGAGTATCTTCCTTATTGATGTCTTTATGTTTCTTATTTAGATCCATAACCTTATCATTTACATCAGCAATATTTTTCATTAGACCGGATAAGACTTCAAAGGCACGAGGATGCTCTGATTCTCTTGCTACTTCCATCATCATATCAAGAGCATCTTTACCCTTGTCAATTAGGTCGTAGTAAGTATCCCTTGACTTCTCATAGTCATTTTGTACTTTATCGTCACTAGGCTGAGTCATCACTAATTATATCCGCATAGTCATAGGTTGAAGTAAAACCATAGTCTGAATCATAATAGATTGTACTAGGGTTTGGTGTAGTAGTGGTTGTAAGGTGTTTAGTACCTTTTTCAAATTCAAATTCTGTAATTGCTTTAGTAATAACTTTACCTTCATTAATAGGACCACTAAAGTTAATTTTAACTTCAAAGTCAAGTACATACTGTACATACTGACGTGATTCTTGTTGACCTTCAAATTCGTTTATGAATGAAACTGATTGTAAAGTAATAGGAACATCTTCCTTTATACTAGGATGTTCTTTATATGGTTTGATAGTGACTGTATATTGTGGTGCAAAGTATGGTACGATCTGCTCTACAATCTGTAAGGCATCATCTTGGTTATTAGTATATACATTCAAAGAAAAGTTAATAATATATGGTGTAGATTGTCTAATCTTACTTCTACCAGTTGATGTGCCAGATGCACCACTAACTAGTGTATTATTTGTTTTAGAAAGCTGCCTAGTTGAATCATATGATATTGCAGTCATTTCAAAAGACATACGTGGAAGTTTGATAGCAACAGTTTCATCACCAGGCAGATTTTCTACTTGTTCTAATCTTGCCAAAAACTTTGACCTAGGAGCATAAGATAAAGGTACTCGCACTTGATTAATACTAGCACCAGTACTTGTTGTTCTCATAACATGAATCTTGGTAAACAGCGAACCAAACAAGGCAACTGTCTTTCTAATTCTTTCGTGGTAAAAATAAGTACCTAACATTAGTGTTCATGCGCTCCCGATTGTGCTATTTCTCCAAATGGATTAGTTTCTGAGAAATCAACAAAGTCCTCTATTTCTATAGAGAATATATCATTCTGTGCTTGCTTATCTGCAGTCTCAGTTGCTTTAGTAATCTGCGCCCTAGCTGTACTTGTGTCTCCAGTTATAAAATATCCAGTGGCTGGTTCTTTGAAAGTGCCATTGTTTGTACCAAGCTGAATAATATTTAACATATTATCTGAATCATTCCAAGTTGCTACTTGAGCAGTCATTATAGTACCATCACTAAGTGTATCAAATGTGATTGTTTCACCAGGAACAAATTTACCATCACTATCAACACTCACTGTTAATGCATGTTTATAAGCATGGTCTAATTCAATTTGATCAATATCAGGTACACCAGTATCAATATTCTCGTCATTATATTCAAAGAGTTCACAACGCAACTTATAGATTGGCAAGTTGTTTAATTGATAGAATGGTTGTTCATGCTCAACGTGTTGAATTTGGAACAGTTTCTTAGCAAAAGGTGCATAGACAAGATCACCTTCAAGTGGTCTTGAAGTTGTAATTTCATTATCATATTTTAATACTGTTGAATTCCAACGTCTTTTAGATAATACAAGTGTAACTGAGTCTCTAATCTCAACACCAAACTTGCTAAACAGATCACCTTCGCCATCAAAGCCATCTAAGTTCTCAACATACATTTCAACTTTATAACTTGAGTTAAATGATCCTACTGGATCTTCCTTAAAGACTGAATCCACATTTACTAGATCACGAGGCATATAATATAAATCATGACCATATATCTGCATTGCCTCTACGATTAAATCCTCGTGAAGTAATTGTTCTGGTCTATAGCCGTCTGAGAAATAAAGATTACGTGCCATGATTATCCTATAAAGAAGTCAGCTGGAAGTTCATGAGTCAATCTAATTTCTTC